CTTGACAGTTGGGCACTGACCGTTTTGGCACGCTTGAGCGGTGACGAAAAAGAGTTCTGCGAGCATGTGATGAGCCTTGTTTTAATGGGAAATAGAGGATGTTCCCGAAACAGATTTCGGGAACATCACGAAGTCAATCTGGATCGGGAAAGCGTCGCTCAAGTTCTTTGAGTTTCAATTCCTTTTCGATCGCCATTTTTTCACGTTTGAGGCGGATCGAATAGATCGCCTGTATCACTCCCGCCGCTGTTGCCAGCATGGCGGGGATAGACCGAATGAATGCAATCACAACTGATTCCTCCGGCTGAATTGCAACTTCTGCAACCGTCCAGGTGGAATATACAAACCAGATGGGGATGGTGAGAATCGAATAATCAGCCGGCGTGGGAATATCAGTCGGTTGCATTGGTGATTAGCTCAGTGATGGTGGGAGTTTATCGCCTGAAGCGAGATAACGGGCAAGCTGGGCGACTGCAAATGTGATTGCAATTCCAAGCGGCGCGATGGTATCCACAATCTTAGGCAGATCCGCTTGGATCACGCCGACGGCTGTGATAGCCCCCACAATAGCAGCACGGATGATTGTTGAACGTGCTTGGTCGTAGTTGACTTGACCCAAAATATCTTTGATCACTTTTTTTCACCTTTCGTTTGCGGTCTCTTGCGATACTCCCAAGGTGCAATCACATTGGGATCTGACCACAAGCCCCGGCTGGCTGTCTTGGCCTGTGTCTGAGCGGATTGTAATTCTTTATCGCGTTTGGCGTATTGTTCATACCAGTGAGCAGCACCGATTTCAACCATTTTTGTGTTGATATCGACGCCGTCGCATTTGATGCGGGCGACGGTACGACCGTAAGTCTTGGCATTTGTTTCGGTAATTACCGTCACCTTCTTGCCGTAAACGAGTTGCGACAGCATGGCACGACTCGTAAAGCCGTAAGGCTGAGAGCCCTTGTCATACTTGGTTTCGACCCGTTTTCCGTTCACGGTTTTGGTGCTGACTTTGATTTCAGGCGCGTCAATTCCGTACAACCGAATTTCGATCTTATCCGGTGACCCCGACACCGTGACTTTAATCGTGTCGCCATCATGCACGTCGGTGACGGTGGCATCGTATGGAGGTGGGAGAAATGCGAGTATGAGCGTGGCGAGCGTCGCTAAGATCATTCTAAATCAGCTTTCTGGACTAGTAAAAGGTCGGATACATCAATCCAGGCTGTTTGCTCTCGCATGGACAGGAGCGGCCATTCCAGATCAAGAGCCGCGCGAACCGTTTCGGCATCGCTGGAATCATCGTTTCCAGCCAATTGCAGATCATGAAGTTTGAGCAGGGATGCCAGACAATTGCGAAATTGGTTCGTTAATGCAGGCTTGATCATGTGCCGTTCCCCTTTGGAACCGTGAAACAGTGGCCCAGTACAACGCCCATTCCTACGGCAAAGCCTAGGGATCGCTGATTGACTTCCCAGATTGCCTCGCTCCAGGTTGTGCCGCCTGACTGCCATTTGTAAAGGTCAACCAACAGCAGCACTATGGCTGCGGTGATTAACGCGATGAAATTTGTGGCAGCAGTCCTGAATTTCATTTCACGCACCTTATGAGGATCGCCAAAGCTGACAGTATGCCAAGCAACCATGTACGAGGCTCTGGCACGGTATTACCGGTGATCTGAAGTGACAAGCCGCTTGCGTTCTGCGCCCACGCAATTGGGTTATCTGCCGAAATACCAAGGTAGTAAGTCGTATGCGGGACCATCGGAATATCGAGGTGAAAAAATGGGATGTTAGAGAACCCGATCAGGCTCACTTGGTCGGATGGAGTGTATTCCAATCGCATCTCGGTTAGCCACCAGTCAACCGGCTTTTGCAGCACGGGATCGTAAAATGACAGGTACAACGAACCTGTAAATCCGGCTGGCTTATAAATATTGAGCCTGTAATCCCACAGCTCGGTGGATTCTCCAGAATTGAACGCCTGATATATCCACTGGTCTTTGCCCGTGTAGACAAGCCCCGTGATCGGATCAGAGAGGTTATCAAACAATATTTCCGAGCCTTGTATCGGCAGTCCCAGAAATAGCAGGAGCAGCAACTTTTTCATGATGTCCCGTTCGCATTTAAAGGTGGTGCCCACAACACGGGCATTTCGGCGGCGAATTGGGCGGGTGTTGGGACTGCCCGTAACCCCGCCAGCACGTCTGATTCAATCTTGTACGCAACTTCGTAGCACTGCTGACGAAACGACTTAGCGGCAACCCCATCAGCGGCCCATTGCAGGATAGGACTATCAAACCATGTGATGGCCGATGAAATGCTATCGAAATCGCGGGGTGCAACCTGGGCGTCCATGTGCTGATCCAAGAGTTGCTTGAGGATCGCTTTTTGTGACCTTAAATAAGCCATTTGCTCATCAGGTGTGAGCGTGACCACAGCCCATGTCTCGGTGACCTTCGAGCCTACCAGTTTCAACGCCTGAAGCAGTCGTGTTGTGGCTGGATTGATTGTCGGCTTGACCGAAGGCGTGTAAGGGTAGAAGCCGTATTGAGCGAGAATGTCAGCGTCCAGCGTGTGAAAGTTGCTCACGTTGGCGAAGGTCGTTGGCAACACTTGAGGTGATCCGATTTGACCGTTTTTGACTTGGCAGAATTGCATCTAGAGCCTCAAGAGTTTGGGTACGGGGCTGTTGGAACTGTGATTGTGCGGGCCACTTTAGTAATGCGGAGGTCGTCTATGTGACCTTTGAAATAATGCGCCCCGCTAAAGGCTGAGAACCCAATTGTTGTTGCTGCTATAATGCTAAAAGCGTTAGTTGCAGATGCCACTTGCGTGCCGTTGACATAGATTTTGTAGTTATTGGAAGTGTCTCTGGTGACTGCAACGTGATACCAAGTTCCTGCCGTGATTACACCTGTGGCTGAGTTGGCGATAATACCTACGCCTGTTTGGTCGCAAACGATCATGCCGCTAGGTTGCACCCCGATATCAAGACCTCCAGCGGTGCGGGTGATTGCTCTGTACGCAGAGAGGTCGTCCAGCCTGATCCAGCATTCAATTGTGAAAGCAGTGCCTGTGCCTGATGGCATCCCGCCTGAAAGAGACAGGTAATCTCCAGTGCCGTCAAAGTACGCTGCTGCCCCACCAAACTTGCTCTGTGCCGTGCTGATTTGAGCGTTGCCAACCGCAGTCACTGCCAGTGCATTCGGCCCAGAATCCGTGAACGTGGTTGATCCATTAGCCCCATCCATGTGCAGGAGCAGAGAAACGCTAGAAAAGTACGGGTCGTTCGTTGCCATCTTTGTGGCGTTTTTTACAATGTTGGCTAACATTAGAAATTCTGCCCCCCAACATAACCCGTCCAGCTTGTTCCACCATCGCTCGAAAAGAAGGCAAATGTGTCGATCTTGCCAGATGCCGATGTCAGCGTTGGAGCCGTGCCGCCTGCCCACTTGATCGCCGCTGGCCAAGTCACTGCCCGTGCTGTGCCGTCAGCGGTCAGGATCAGCGTGAATGAGCCGCCGGAGCCGCTTGCAGGAGGATTACTAATCGTCAGTGTGGTGATCGCAGCGTTGAGCGATACCGTGAAGATATTGGATGTTTCGAGATTTAATGTCAGCACGCCAGATGAGATTGTCGGGCTGGAAATAGTTTCTGAGTAATCGCGAAGTTTGGCTCGGATCAGTTCGGTGTCCAGCAGATTCTGCGGCCCCGTCAGATCGCTGTAGGCTCTGGCGGCTGCGTAGCCGAGCGATGTCCATGCCGTCCCGTTGCCAAGTTTGAACTTGCCGGTGTCGGTTTCATAGCCGATTTCACCGGATGCCAGCGTGGTGTTGGCGGATGTCCATGCTGCGGCAGTGTCGCGTCTGACTTGAATTAGTGCCATTAGTTTGCGATTGCACTCCCGCCATCGTAAGAGCCGGTGTTTGTGGTCAAGGCTGTGCCACCGTCAATGGTGGCTGAGATTGCAGCATATCGCCCGTCGGCATAGTCGCGAGTCAGGATTGAGTTGGCTGACCAGACTGTGACGTTGTCGAGTGTGGCGTTGGCTGATGAAAGGTTGTAACCTGCGGGAGTCATCTTGATCTCGCAACCGTCGCCCGTGTCGTCAACCGCATACATCACTGTGGATTGAGGAATATCGTAGATCGCGTAAAGCGGGGTCCCGTTGGCATCCACTTCACCCGTTGGGAGATTGGCTTCGTAGTATTGCCAGCCGCCGACACAAAATGTGCCGTTGCCCGCTCCTGCAAACGACTGGATCACGCCTTTGTGTTTTGAGGTGAAGACGCTCATGTTAGTTGATCTTCTGAAAAGGGGCGTAGCGTTCGTCGCACATGCGGCGGTTCATGATCGTCCCGGTCGTCTGATTAGCACTAGCAATGTAGGTCGTTTGAGTGAATTTCGTGCTGACGATAAACGAGGTTAAATCTCCGGTAATCACCGTGCCCTGACTATTAACCGCAATCTGGCTTAAAGTGGTTGCGTCTCGGTAAGCCAGCCCCGCCCCGGAAAGTGATGCGCTATAGGTAACCGACCGGTTGATTGTGCCGTTTGCGTATCTGACTTCCAAGGCGGTTTGTGCAGAACTTGGCGTGTATCGTGTTTCGGACAATTGCAGTGCGGAAGAAGACGAAGAATTGGCGTTAAAACTGCGTGTTCCCACAGACACAGACCCGGCAGACGCCGTGTTTGGGTCTAGCCCGACATAAGTCTCAATCGCTGCATTAGCCGTTGTCAGATATGCTCGCGACACCCCATAAATCGACCTTGACGTCGATGTGCCGTTACTGATTGTTCCAGATACGGGCCCTGCAATCGTTGCATTGCCCGAGGTCACGTTGGCATTGAGCGGGAAATATAGCCCGCCCGCCACGCTAGAAACATCGTTTGCCGTCAAGCTGACATTGCCCGCCCGCCCGTTGAACGCTGTCACACCGCCTGCCTGAGCCGACAGCAGCCCGTTGTCGCTGATCGACAGATTATCACCGACAATGACCCCGCCAAGGGTGGTGGTGGTCGCTGGGGATAGTACGGAGCCGGGGCCTTGCGGTCCCTGTACGCCCACCGTCAGCACTTCGATTTGCTTATCACCAGTGACTTGGATGGTGTCGGTCGTTCCGCTGCCTGTGACCGTCACCACATCAACGCGGGTTTCCGTGACTACGACTGTATCAGACACGTGTCACCTCCGGCGATACGGTCAGTGTTCCGCTCAAAAGCCGTGTGACCGCACCGCTGCCAAACAGGACTTCAAGGTCATAGACGCCGTTGACCAGATTGGCAGTCACAGCAGGGTCAAGGCTGATTGCAATGTTTCCGGTGGTTGCGTTGCTGATCGACAGACAAGCCGATGGGGAAGTGAGTGACAGAGTCGTGTTGGCATCCGCGTAAGAGGTGCGGACCATCAACCGTGCCGTGCAGCCGGTCAGATTGACAGCGATATTACCGGACTTCCACTGAAGCGAACGGTTGAATGACGCACCGGCTTCAATCTCAAGGTTGTATGTTCCGGCCATTTATTCCGCCTCCATTTCCACATCAGGTGTCTCGGTGTCCGCAGGCTCTTCCGGCTCCACAGCCTCAGCCGCCGGAACTTCCTCCAGCTCACCGAGTCCCAAAGTCGCACGCGCTTCGTTGATCGTAAAGATTCCTGCACCGACACCCGCCGTGGCGATGTCCATCAGTGCCTTGCGATCAACGGATAGCTCTTCAATTTGCGAGGTGTCAAACCGCACGCACATCTCTGGGTTAGGCTGCGATGTCACGCCGTCGCAGGCAATGGGCAAGGTTTGCACGAGTCGAGTCAGTTCACCGGCCACCAAGTCAAGAAATGGAATCACCGCGTCCCGCCACGACGCCTTGTTGGCCTCAACCAAGTTACTGTAAGTCTTGCCCGTGTCAGGCTGTTTCAAACTCATAGGTGCCCATCCTAACACGCCACAGATGCGGGCGGTCGCTAAATCGGCCATTTCTGAGACGGATAAATCCTTAGGCGAAAATCCGGGGCTTTTGATGTCCATTTCGCTAGTCCCAACGAACGGCCTGCCCACTGCTTTACCGCTCACCGCCCGTGCCAGATCAGACTGGACTTGCGATAGTTGCAGGTCAGATAGATTTCCAAGCGTTTTGAGGCTGACAATCAGCGATGGCACGCCGGATCGACTCAGGACGGTGGTCTCATATTGACCGATGATTTTGACTAATGCCATTTCAGCAACAACAGAATCGAGCACCGAAACGCCACGACTTTGGGCATAACTGCTGCGGCCCTGACGGTAGGCCAGCATCAATTCGGCTGGAACGGAATAGTTGTAAGCACGGCCCCAATCACTGCCCATGACTGGATATTCGATGACTTCGTTAATAGATTCGCCCATCACGGGTCGCATGATCCAGGGCGACGGGATCGGCATTAACTCAGTGACCGCATTGCCAGCGGTGTTGGTGATCACCTGCACGTATGCGTTGCCATTGTCGCACAGGCTGGCGTACAGGTGTTCCAGCACGGTGGCATCCGACTCACCCGGTGACGGACGTTGCCAGAGGTATTGCAAAGGGTGATCGACTGGGATAAACCCGCCATCCTCATCCCAATAGCCTACCTGCATGATCGCCTTAGTGGAGTTACGTCGCATCGCCTGAATCGCTGCCTGGACCACAGAAACCTGTGTGTAAGGGCGTGCGAGCGTCATGTAATCGTTGCTTAGCCCTGTCATCATGTCCACCGACCATGATGAGGCGGCAATATCAGCGGTGTTGGCACTGACGCCGGTCCTGAGGGACTTGGTGAACCGGTCTCGGATGCTGTCGAATAGTGTTGGCATAGTGGTCAAGACACCCATCGGAACGGTTGTACTGAGGAGAGATAGCTGAACGTGTCGGCAGCGGCATCGACCTGGTCATCATGTTTGCCGGTTGGAAATGAGCACAATTCGTCGATAAAATCGCGGTTCCAGTCGCCACGCTCCAGTTCGATTGAACCAGATTCGAACGCAGCGGCCATCGGCATTGCCCGCACTTCCTTGGAGCCTGTTGGCCGTTTGCTGATCACCCCGTAACCGATCAGATTGCGGGTGTCGTGCTGGACCTGATCGACACCAGCGGAGCCGGGGTCTTGTGCCAAATGGACGATCGTTTCCCGCCCGTCGGTCTCGGCAATCTGACGCTGAATTGTGCGACGGGTAGCAGGCGACCACTGGCCCCGCGAAACGTGCTTGACCCTGTAGGTATCGCCTGTCCTGCACATCCACACACCGGCAGTGTAATCACCACCACCCACCGTTGCGGCTGTGTCCCACGCTCGGCATGAGTTGGAGTTGTCTGGTATCGGTGATGGATCGACGATGCGGAACCATTCCGGCCGGAAGAACCCGCCGTCACGTGGTGTTGGTGTCTGTTGATACAGAGCGGAAAAAGCGTAGGAACCAACGGTCTTTTTGATCCGGTCGAAGTCTTCCACGGAATACCGTTCTGGCCACAGCGCCTCACCAGTCTGACGGCCGATCAGGTCATCTTCCTCGGCAATGGCAGGCAGGCTTACCACTTCCCACTGTTCGCCACCGTCATTAGCCTGTTCTAGCAACTGGCCAGCCAAGTCGAGGCTGTGCCAGCGGGTCATAATCAGGACGATTGCCGCACCTGGGTGAAGGCGTGTGTACAGGTCATTTTGATACCAATCCATCACCCGAGCACGATAGGTGGGTGATTCGGCCTCGGCACGCGACTTGACTGGATCGTCAATAATCACCAAGTCGGCACCATAGCCGGTAACACCAGATCCGACACCGACCGCATACAGGCCACCACCGTGTTCACTTGACCATTGATTCTGTTTGTTTTGGTCGTCGGAAAACTCGAAACCGAATTCCTTGGCGATCCGGCGTGTTTGTCGGCTGAAGGTGCAGGCGAGTGAGTGATTGTAAGCCCCGATAATTACCCTTAAACTCTGATCCAGCAATAGCCTGTAAGCCGCGTAATGGATCGTAGCCAGCTCACTCTTGCCGTGCCTGGGCGGCAAGAACAGCATCAACCGTTTGCAGTCACCGGTCGTCACCCTGTCCAGCGCCCGGCGGCACTCCGCCAAGTGTTCTGGCGACCACTGGTGTGCTGGTGTTGCCGCTTGCAGGAAGCGGTTTAGGCCCCTTGGGATTAACTGCTTTTCGCGGTGGTGTGTCGCACTCATTATCGAGACTTGCCCAGTCGATTTGGGGTTTATCGCTGATTTCGATGCTGCTGGCGACCTTGCCGTCACGCCGTTCAAGGTACTCTTTCAGGTAGGCGAAATTACCCTCCAGCATATTGGCGAGCCACACCCGCGAAATCTCGCGTTCGGTGCCCGGGCTGTCGAGTATCAGTTCCAAAAGGTCGTCGATTTGACGGCGTGATTTGCTGTAGCCTTTCGGGTTGCCAGATTGCCCTTTGGCCCACGATATGGGCCTCAAGTTTTCAGGTGTTCCTTTGGGGTTAGCCATCGTACTGCTCTATCTATTGCTGTGGTAGTGGTTTGCGGCGATATTTACTTGAGTTTCCGGCATCGCCGTTTAGCCTTCTTATCCCGCGATTCCGCCTCAGCCTCAGAAGCCTCAGCGAAAATATCGTCAATCCGCTCGTTCTCAAGTTCCCGCTCGAACCCCGTGGAATGACATGCAGCACAGTAGAGACGAGACCCGCGTTTGATCCCCCGGCAACGGTCACAAGTGGCCGGGTCTTGATCCTGATCAGCCGGTGTCCAGTCACCCTGGCCGAACACGACGCCAATCACTTCGGGTGCTTTGCGTGATTTAGTCGGGTCAACCATCTTGCGATACGTGTTGCGGCAGACACCAAGTATCTGGCAGGCGTCTGTGTCTTTCACGTTTTCGAACAGAAGGAGAAGCGCGAAAGCACGTCGCACAACTGCTACATCCACTTTAGTGCTACGCCCGCGGGTGCTGAGATTGCTGAGGGCAACCTTGACGCCAGAAGTGTCAACAAGCATGGTGTTCGCCTCGCGTTTTACCTATAAGGTGTGGTACGTGTTCACTTTCGGTGAAAATAAAGTCGTAAGTCATGGTGTGGTAACGAATTAAAAAATATTAATTTTGTTCACGCCTCCTGCGGGTGTGGTACTCCACCAGACTGGCTGGAGGCAGCGGAATCGGCCCCAGATCAGCCAAGTTGGCCTTGTCACCGTGCAATACCCGAAGCCGCGACCATTTTCGGCTCCGTTGGGTCAGCTGGCATCGCCATTCCCACTCTGTTCTCGCTTGTTTTTGCATTTAGGGTTCCACTTCGGCTTGGGTTCTGGATCAGACAGAAAGACGGACGAGACTTTGGTGATAATGTCGGGGTCGTCCGTGTCTACTTGGTAGGTCACAATGTGGTTCTCCTGCCTTGCCCCGTGCAGGATCATGTTCCGAAGTGCGTGAAATGCCACCATGAAACGAGCCATCACACACCACCTGCCCATAGGGCCATGCAAACCGCATCAGCCTCCCCATCGGTCAACTTACCGATCGCTGGAAAGCGTCCATTGCAATATACGATAGACCGCTTCTTTTTCAGCGTAGAATCAATGCCGTTCAGAATGGATTGCCATTTTTGAGGCGTCACATATTCAAAAGGCATTGTAATTCCCGCCAGAACACCTTCGATCAGGCCTGCGCCAAAGCCAAAAGTGAACATGGACACGTTACCATTGCCGGGCATCGCGTGAACCCTTTCGATGACCACCCGGCTGGCGTAATCCCGTTCGATCAGGATCTCCCGAAGGCCCCGTGAGTCCATCACCTTCTTGCCGCCAAACTTAACGACGGGCATCCGGTGCGTTTCGACGATCCGCCCGTTTTCAATGACCGCAATGCCACCGGATAAGCCGGGGTCGATTCCGATGATGGTCATAATTGCGACTCGTATCTCATAGCCCGAATAAATCGAGCAAAAATTGATGCACCGGTGATGCCCCGCGTGTTGCAAATCGGGAAGTCTACGCGACTAGGGTTTCTGTCGGGGAATTCGAATCGAAGGCTCAAGCAGTCCACACCGTCACCGTCACTGTCGATGCCGATTACCCACAGTAAGCTGAGTTTAGAAGGAACGATTGAGTACAATCCGATAGCCGCGTCCAAAAACTCGACGATCGCTGCGTTGATGCTGTCGTATTCAACGATCGTTAAGTTCTCGCGATAAAGAGGGTCAATGTGGATTTTCATACGTCTGACTCCTCCACACGACTGATTTCCCAATCGAGATATTGCCGTGCTTTTTTAAGGTCTTGCAGCTCGCAACCCTTGTACGGTGCTCGCATGACATATTTGATGACATTGCCACGATAAAAAGTCTCGTAAGCACAGATCTCGATTGGTTCAATGCCGCTCGGATGGCTGGTGTAGTGCTTCGGATGCTTGATCGGGTCATCTTTTATCAAAGTGTAGTGAGTCGGATTTGGTCCAGCCGTTTTCTCGCGTTCAAGGTGATTGGTGATTTCAGCCCCGAATGCGGATGAAAGTGCGTCTAGGTGCGATGTCATGCAATCGGCCTCCAGTGAGTGACAATCCAGTCTTGGTGTTCTGCGTCGTCGTATGCGATTTTTTGGTTAATCCAATCCCAGTTGGTGCTGAGCGGCATTGACCAGCACCACTCGTTTTCTCCTGCAATAAGCGTCCGGACGCCGAGAAACTCAAAGCCTTGTTCTTCGATCCGTACGGCCATAAGGTCATCCATCGGCGGCAGCGTGGCCGGATCGGCGGTTATTTCGATCCACACCGGCGTCATCAGGTTGTAGACCGTCAACGCCGCAGCCTTGGCCTCGCCAGTCAGGCTGGCGATAAAATCAAGCGGTGTCTCTGCCATCGTCGTCGTCCTCCTCTTCTGTCTCATCGACGCAATCCGAAAACCCTTCCCAATTGTCTACGCCAGCAGCCTCTAGGTTGCTAAGCAGACGATCCCGCTTGGACAACTCTTTGTTTTCAAGCACAAAATTGCCTATCAGCTCGGCCTTCACAAAATTGTCACGCCGCAAAAACTTGATCTCAGCCTCAAGCAAGCCTACGTATTCCTCCAGTTTCCTGGCTATCTGCGAAGTCCAGATGTAATAGATTTTCATCTGCATCCCATCAACGCCAGCGGTTTCGCGTCGCTGAAAAAGATCGGCGACCTCGGATTTTATTTCTTCAAGCGGTGTCATCTTGCCTCCTGTAACGGTGAAAAGTCTGCCAATTGCGGATCCAGTTGGCAGATCCAAGATAGGTTGTGTGCGAATTGCAACAGATCGCCATCGTTTGGCCGATCCAGCACAAACCACGCCAGTTGCCCGCGGCGGGTGAATAATATCTCTGTCCGTTGCGAGCGGGGGTCCAGATAGGCCGCGAAACGCTCGTAACCGATCCTTTGATCCAGCACCGATTGCAGTGCAACCCGCAATGAAATAAGTGTTTCGCTGCGAAAGTGCCGGTCATTTTCCAACGCCCATAAGCTGATCAGGGGATTGTCGATAGTAATTCGTCCCGTATATCTAGTTCGAGTGTGTCCACCGCGTCAGGATCGTTCAGGACCGCGTCCTCACCGTATCTCGCAACCGCAGCTGCGTCATATGCCGCAGCCGCTTCCTTGGCCGTGTAGTAGCCGTGCCGACGTTTTCCATTGCCGACACGGACGCCAAACGATCGGTGCGACCTGCAATAACCGATGCCAATCGTCCCGCCGCTTTTGATCTTGTGCTGCTGGTGATGTTCGATAATCGTCCCTAGCCGCCTGATCAGTTCGCCGCTGCCTGGCACCTCTTTATCAAGGTCGCGATCGTCGGGGAAGGTGCTGTCAGGATTCTCGCTTTTGTACTGACAAACGATCGCGATACGTTGGTTTGTCGCGCTGGTGAGGGTCAAGGTTTTCACCTCCCGATGTTTGCTGGCTTCAACATTTCCGTGGGCGATACCCTGACCGCTTTCAGCGCCATATATTGAGCGGATAATTTGCGAGAATCCAAGTCGAATTCACGCCGCTTTTGTGACGAGAAATAACTGGTGTCCACGCCTTCCATCCCGGCAATAGCTCGTTTGTATTTGCGATATCCACTCCGCTGACGCTTGCAATTGTGCTCGTAGGCTTCCAGATCTGTCAGAATGTGCACGGTGCCTTTGTAAGCCTTGACGGTCCATTGCAGGCCGATCCGGTGCAGTTCCTTTTCAACCATGCCCGCAAGTTGCACGTCCGGTGGCATCGCGCCGGTGTGGTCCTCGTTCGGGTCCACCATCATGATTTTCGCGACCTCATCAGATTCAATGATGTCGCCCTTGGACAGATCGGCCACAAAGTTCAAGTCTGCCACGCTGCACCTCCTGTTGATTTTTCAATTCCAGAACCGTCGAATCCGCATGGGCAAGTATTTCGTTGCCACATGCGGCCCATGCCAAACCTTGCCAAGCCCAGCCCGACCCTGCCTTGCCACGCCACGCCGTGCCGTGCCAAGCAAATCCGCACCGATGGAATCTCACCATCATGTGCGGCCCTTGCCAAACCGTGCCTCGCCGGACCTTGACTCGCCTCACCGGACCGTGCCATGCCACACCCTGCCAGACCCGGCCTTGCCCGGCCTCGCCCGGCCATGCCCTGCAAATCCGCACCGGTAGGCTTTCACTACCTTGTGCGGCCCATGCCGTGCCCAGCCATACCGGACCCAACCGCACCGTGCCACACCCCGCCGTGCCGTGCCACGCCCAGCCACGCCTTGCCCCGCAAATCCGCACCGATGAGTGTTTCGTCATCAAGTGCGGCCCTTGCCAGACCTCGCCGCACCTTGCCTTGCCCCGCCAAGCCGTACCTTGCCACGCCGCGCCAGACCTAGCCGTGCCTAGCCGTGCCTCGCAAATCCGCACCGATGGATATTTCGCCACCTTGTGCGGCCCTTGCCATGCCAAAACACGCCCGGCCGTGCCTCGCCCAACCACGCCGTACCGAACCGCGCCTCGCCATGCAAATCCGCACCGATAGGGTTTCACTACCGAGTGCGGCCCTTGCCTCGCCACACCTAGCCCTGCCCCGCCAAGCCGTACCTTGCCACGCCTTGCCCCGCCGTGCCACGCAAATCCGCACCGGTGGATTCTCACCACCATGTGCGGCCCATGCCGTGCCTCGCCACGCCAAACCGTACCACGCCTTGCCCGGCCGTGCCGAGCCAGACCGAACCGGACCTCGTTAGACAGTCTTGACCTCAGTAACCTCAAACAGCCCAAACTTAGGCCGGTAGTCACCGATTCCGATGAATCGGCCCGAGGTCTCCAGAATTGATTTGAAAGTGGATACGTCCAGATCGGACAGCATCGCCTCGAAAGTGCAGTTCCACGTTGCGAACACAGGCCTGTAACGCATGATCCGAGATCGGCTGATCATCACACCGCGAACATCGCGATACTTTGGGAGTGCCCAAAAGTCATCCGCTGTAGCCTTTTTACCAGCCGGGTGGTCGTGAACCAGAGTCGGATTGTCGTTGATCAGGATAGAAGCCTTGGCAATCTGGCCTTGCTTCGACCGCTTGGCACCGGCCACGCAACAGGCTTCGAGCATCGTGCCGAGGATGACTGGCTTTTTGGCATCATCGCAATAAAACGATGAATACCAGTCGATCCGTGCCAATTCGAGATGGTCGGAATCGGTCTTATTTTTCTTGCCGCTGACAGCTTTTCGAGCCTTGGCCCACTCGGATAGTGGATCGGCACCAGCTGCACTGTGCATCAATAGGGGACGAACGCCTCGGATATTGACTTTGACCGTTGAAAAATCGCTCATTTGTTGAACCTTGCCTTGTTACTTAGTTACCGCAATCCTCTGCTTCCGCTCCCACACTTCCCGCCGATCGACAATGACCGCCGGTGGAGCCACGAATCCCAACTTGACCGCACCGTCCCGAGCCTCAGCCACGACGACCGTGACCGTGTAGCCGTTGATTGTGATGACGATCTCTTCGTTGACATTCCGTTTTAGCACTAGCATCTGTTGTAACCTCCATGTTGTGAGTGCCGGGGGTGATTGAAGCCCCCGGCGCGAGTATGAACGGTCAACTCCCCCTGGTATCCTTGTGAGTTCGACAGGCTGATTGCCCATGAACAAACTCGAATCAACCAACTAGGAGTCAGTCAGCAGGGTGGATTTACCCCCTGACAAGCCGCTGGCAGGAATCGAACCTGCCCGGGGGGTTTAGTGCCCCTCAGACCACTTAACGGCGGATGCAGCCCCGCTTATCGGTCGCTCAGTTCCCAGCCTGATCACTCTTGCCCCTCTCATGTAGGGGCGGGTGGTAAGGATTCCACCGAGCCACGACCGATACCGCCTAGAAATCGGAGCAAAGATGGCGGCTTACGGGTGCTGATCTTATGTCAACTGTTCTGGGTGGGCTGTCCAGTGACGACTTGCCTGGGACTCCTCCACCAAAAACTCGTTCCCGTCCTTGTCAGAACCGAGCGAGACGATGCGGTCGTAAGGGTGGTGATTCATGGCCCGCACGATTTCATCAGGATCAGCGTCAGGATCGGCAGCCAGGTTGCGAGCCAGTGCCAGTTCGGTTTCCTTGCGAGCATAGTCGATGGCGAACTTGTACTTGCCCGCCCGTTCGGGCCACATACTGATCAGGGTGATTTCGGCCATGTTGAATTTCAATTCGCGTGCGGCCAGAAATGTTTCGGCGGCTGTAAACAGCGGTGCTGTCAGTGTTGCGGCGGTCATGATTGCACCTCGTCAATTTCAATGGACGGCTGAAACGGTATGCGGTCGGAGGTTTTGGATTCGATCCGTCTCCATAGCCGACGCACATCGCCCATCGCCTCCGAGAGCAATTCCTTGTCAAATTCTGGCACCAAGATTGCCAGTCGGTTTCGTTGCAAACATCGCTCAAGTTCGGTTTGTAGCAGCTCTAAATCAGTGTTCAACTTACTTACCTTTCAGAATGGTGTGGTGAAAATCCCAGGCTGGCTGCGTATGACCAGCCTGGGCGACCGTCCGTGGATCAGAATGGGGGATCGTCGTCTCTTGTAACTCTGGCCGATGGGTTTTGGTGCGAACCGCTAACAGCACGCATCATCATTGAGTCCGCATCGGACTGCGTGTAGACTGGTGCTGTTTGGTGCTGCACATAGGCAGGCTGGATTACTTCGGATCGCAGATATTCAGGCACAGCGTACTCAATAGCGGGTGGCTCAAAGTCACTATTTCCAAACTTAGCTGCGTCAGCCACCTTGGTTAGCCCGTTCAGCCACAGTTTGACGCCTTTGATCTTAAGATTGTTATTGCCATCGCCTTTTGTCTCGTAAGGGAACGCCTGCACATGGATTGCGCCGATCATACCACCATAGATCTCAGTTTGGTTTTGGATCGGCTTGTTATTGCGGTCTAGGAGTCGTGGGGCCGGTTTGCCCGAGACGTTCACAGACGCGGATAGGACGACTTTTCCGAAGGCTGGATCACCTTCGATTTTGGTTTCGACATCCCTGTTTTTAATTGGCCAGTGCTCCTTGAAGCTGGCATGATTTCCGCTCCAGCGTGAGCCGAAAAACTCTTTCGCAGCCGCAACGCAATCGTCATAAATCACTTTGACCATTGGGTCCTGAGGGTCAAGAATAAGAGAGACTGAGTAGCGAGGCTTGCCTTTGCCATCATTGGACTCGCGTGGAGTCCAGACATATGGGTAGCTGATACGTCCGACTGGGGAACGGTGTGGGCCGAATACGAGATCTGACATGGGATACCTCTTTGCTTGTCTACGTGGTAAATCTGTTGAATCTGTTGAAACGTACTTGAAAACACGCCACGGCCAAAAACTGATTGACCGTGGCTTCGCGGAGTTACACCAACGAAGGTGTCTGGTTGGCGATCGCCTGTTTGCACAAAGCGATCGCGTGATTGATAAAGTGCGGCTGAACGGCTGGGGCGCCATATTCAAGCCACTCTAACTGTCCGGTGAGCCAGTTCAGTTCACGACCGGATTCTGCGGCGGAGATGATTCTCAAAATCAACCTGCAGTCATTATGCGATTCCATCGTTCGCTCAAGTCGAGACTCAAGCGCTTTTTTGATGGTCTTTTGTGTCTCGTAATTGCGAGCGGCATAATCACGCAGCTCGGCCTTGATGTTTGCTGTGTCGAGTTCGTTGATCATGGCTTGGCCTCCAATAATGCTTCTGCGGAGTCCACTTCAGATCGGAGCACGCCAAGATCACAAGCAGTCATTGCCTCGCCATCAGGCAGCGAGAGCGGGATGTGTGCCGCCCAAATGAGCGTGGTGAGCTGTTTCTTCAGGCGGATGATTTCTTCGGCTTGGCGGATCACTAGGCGGTTCGTTCGGTCCACGTCTCGCATGTCGATGGTGTTCATCGTGTCACCTCCGTAAGTCGGCTGCGGAGCCGTGCGATGGTGACGGCGGCGTGTGACAGGTTTGCCGTGTGGTCATCGTCCAATAAGGCCGATTCGATCGTGATGAGCAAACGCTGTTCGGACTGAAAAGCAGTGTCCAGGAGCCGAGCGGTTTGCTCTTCCTCACGCTGCCGGGACGATTCAAACCGCTGTTGTAGCTCGTTAGCCATTCGCTCCCTCTCGATCCATTGGTCATCGTAATCACGCAGGCCAGCCGTCAAGCGGGCTTGGTGGTCTGCGGATAGGTCTTGATCTAACGTGGTGTTCATTGTGTGTGCTCCGCGAAGAGTGTTACTTACTGGGCTGACTGTTTTACTTACTGACGTCAGAATCAACTGACTGCAAAATCAATATACGTTTTTACAGATTAGACGTCAAGCCTAAAGTAAAAAATTTTGTCGATTTTGTGCAGATCCATTCGGCGGCCTCGATTTCGCCGTGGTTCTTGATGATCCAATCCAGCATCGGCCACGCCTTTACGGTCATCGCCGGAGTCCAATGCTTGACCACCGACACCCAGGCGGTCGTCATGGTCGGTTCTGGCACCTCTGGCAAATGTTCCAAGTTTGTTCCAAGTTCCGAAGGGGTGTCTTTTTTGTCACAAGTACCATGCAGATCATCATCTTGCGTCCATGACGGAAGCGAAATGTTCCGTATGTTCCAAGTTTTTTCCATTGTTATCTCCTTTTCTGATTCTGCCATTCCTGGCCTCTTTCTCTCTCTTTTTGTTTTTACTAAATGTTTCGTCTAAAACATGGAACACGGAACATTATGATATAAATCCTATGACAGTATAGAATTAAAATGTTCCAATGTTGTTCCAAGTACCTTTCAGACTTGGAACATTTATCAGTCTGACTTCTTCTCGATTCCAACGTAACCCCATGTGACGGAGTCGGTTGAGCGAATTTTTTTCTTGCTGACGGAGGGGTAAGCATCCGTCAGATCTTTGACAAAACGGTGTACAGATCCCGGAAAATGCCCCGTTTCTTCGCACCATTGCTTCCAATTGGCCTGAATATTGTCTGCCGGGATCCGATCTTTGTCGCTTCCAGTGACAAGATAGTGGTCAGAAACGAACGCGACGATCGGGGAGCAGAGTTCCTCGAGCACCTTCAGACGCACTTTTCCGGACTCCGGTTGGGTAAATCGACCCGCTTTTGCGAGTTTCTGAAAACCGTCAATCGCCCAGGTCACGATGCCTGGCAACTCCTTCAAGATGTCTGATTCCAGTTCTCGATCTTCAGATCCGAGAAACGACTTGGTCATGGGCAACACGATATATCGGTTTGGCAAAGCTCCGGTGGTGTCCTGCAATCGTGGCAATTCGTTTGAGCAGATCATGAGACGGGTGGGCAATCGGCCTTCCCACGATTCCCGATACTTACGGTCGATGGCCACGCGGTCCTCACCGCTGATAGACAAGAGACGTTCCACGATCACAGCTTGGTCGATCCTATTCCCGATTCTGGCGTCTGGGATGATAGCAAGCGGCCTGCCGATGCACCTGGCCAGTCCAAACGGCTGCGCTAAGTCGCCAAGCGATGGGCTTGCGACATTGCCTGTACCGACCATCGCGGTGATGATCCGCGAAATCGTACCTTTGCCTGATCTGGGTGGACCGATCAGGAGCAGGATTTTTTGCATCCGCGTGTCTTGTGTCAGGACATACCCGAACCACATCTGTAAAGCCTCAATGCAGTCCTTTTCGTCAGGCCAGATCCCCCTGAGGAATTCCAGCCATCGTTTCGGCTTTGCAGCATCGTTGATCCAGTCGTAATCCGTCCGGTATCGTGAGAAAAGGTTGGGCGTGAGTGTTTCGATCCCACCTAGTCGAGGATTGATAATTGCATTTCGCATACACACCACATCACGAACGTCCCAATCGTCCCGTGGTATGATCCATGCAGGCATGGCATCAATTTCACGCACCTCTTTGGTCGTCAGGCTGGCGATCGCTTTCCTGACCGATTCGACCACGCCCGGCGTGACTGATTTAACTCTGATTTTAGCCCGCTCTTTTGGGTCTTGAGTCTGGAAGAATTGATCCTTCGCAGCTGTAGCGAATACCCCGTCAATCCAGCGTGATAATCGGCTATCCATTTCCTCGTCCGGGATCGACTCGTAACGACCCATTGACCATTGCCAGAATTCCCCTTGCCAGTAAATGACCTGTTCAATGGACTGAGCGGCGATCCAGTCGCGAGCCAGTTTGTGAGGGTTGGAAAAGCTGACCAGATCAGGATCTTCCCTGACAATTGGATCGACCTGTTCCGCAGCTGCGAGATCATGTGCCTCTTCGACCGATTCTTTTGAGTACGGCATTCCCTTTTGCTTTCTTATAATCCAGTTGGGTAGAAGAGATTCCCGGGATCCGATTGTCCAGGCTGTTTCAGGAGTCATTCCTAACACAAGTGGACTGACTTCCGGTTTGGCGTATTTATGAGCCTCACGAACCCTTGATGTGGCCCATTCTCTGAGATGGTGGCAACCGATCCCGGTGGCATATCCGGCAAGTACGAAGGCTCCATTCCGAAATTTCTTGTGTCGTTCCGGATGCAAAGCCCGGGCGATCCCGTCAACAATCTTTTCAGTGTGTCGCCTGTACCAATCCTCTTCATCGGATCCGCTGGCGACATTACGAACAGCGGCAGGAAAGATGCTTTTCTTCGGTGGTAACAGGTGAAATATGATCGAATCAACCGCCCAATCCGGCAGCATCACCGGTTCCATCTCAACTTCGATCGCTTTACCGTCCGATGGTGGAACAGCCACTTGCGTCTGTTTTGTCGCAATACCGAGGAAGATTTCGGCAGCACCACCGCTTGGCAGTTTAATCTCCTGTTTCCCTTTGTCTCCCCAGAATTCAATCAATGATTTTGGAGCGATAAACCAAAGATGCCGCCCGCCCTGAGTTCCGATGGTCAGGGTGGGCGGCATGTTCCCAGCGAATACGATTGCTCTTGTCTCTTCGGTTGCGGTGTCAATCAGTTCGCGATCTTTGTTTGGCGTGTCAATGTCGATAACAACATAGCCGATCGGCTGGCAGCCTAGACCCACCTTTCGACCTTTGGCGATGCTATCAACCAGCCGTTTCCGCCGTTGTTCAATTGTCGAAACGCCCCATCCTTTGCCATTGACGCCGGGATCCTTGTATTTCCCCTTTTCGTCGGCACCGATCATTAGTGGTAAAGCACCAACACTAACGAGGGCATCGAATGCCCTCGTCAAGTCGTTCGCTTCAACCGCCCGAAAATAGTCTTCCCACGACATTTTAGGTCCTTTTAAGAGTTGAATGACACGGCCTGCATAACGCTCGCAACCCGTCAACCGTTGATTCTCTGTGGTAGACGGTCCACTCTAACTTAATTGACTGGTCAACGAAGTCGTCACCGACCTGCAAATCCCTTTCGCCACACACCTTGATCTTATCGCAATCCCGATTCGTGGCTAAAAACCATTCCTCAACAATCCGCTTAAATGGTTTAGGGTGGTGGTCAATATCAGTCTCTTTCCCAGATAGCGAAACTCCACAAATCTGGCATCCCTGTTCCGGCTTGATCGCGTCCAGGAATTCCCTGATCTGTGGGCGCACGGAGTTCCTCATAGCATTCAGCATCTTGGCCCGGTCGTGAGAAGGTGATAAGCATTCCCGCCACGAAACATCAACTATCGAACCGTCTGTCCTCTTGACGTACATGCAGCACGGTATCCGCTTTGCTGTCCGGGATGCGAAACGGCTATTCCTGCCGAACGCGATCTCCGATATTCCACACCCAATCTTTATTGATGCCGATCCGTGTCGCGGAATCAATACAGTGGTGATCCACTCGAAGTCTTCAGGGCATACCGGCACCCAACTCATCTGAAGTTTGTTCTCGATCTCCCAATCCGTCCGGTTTACATACTGGCACTTGATCGCGATCGCGTAGATTTTCTCGGTGGCCTCACTGACTGTGAGACCACCAATCAGGTTTTTAGTTCTCGCTTTGACTGGTTTACTCATTTGGCAACTGCTTTGCTAAATCGCGTCTTGCGACGATCTTGGGTTTTAGGCTGAAACGGCTTACCGACATAAATCTCAGTCAAGTCGGTCAAGATTGAGCACATGGTCGTGTCGTGTTGTACGCACGCAAACCGTAGCTGTTTCCTGAGGTCTTGAGGAAGATAGAACGTAACCTTTTCGAGCTTCAACGAACTTTGCATAGACAAATCCCCTGTGTGCGTCACCTATTTGACGTCTATTACCAACTTACGCCTTTTTAGTCCGTAGGTCAAGAACAAAATGACGTATTTTCTATTTGACGTATTTGTCTTTTTGGCATACTATGAATATGGAACAGAAACCGTAGTGAAAGAGGTGAGACTAGTGAGCGTACATATGATGGTGAATGTAATGAGTAAGCAAGATGCCTTATCCGGGCGTGTATCCCTGAGGGTGTTTCCCGAAATTTGCGACTTGATTGACATGGAGTCAATCCGGTTGCGGCGTGCCGGTGTCACCTTTGGTGGCCGCAAAGCCAAACAGGCTGTCGTGATCATGGCGGCGGTGGAGGAATTCCTTTCGATCCCTGAGGAGATCCGAAACAAGCTGTACGAAAAACGGGTCGAGCAATACGAGAAAAGACTCGCTGAGCCAGCCCCGAAATTGTTCGCTTTACCAAACCCGCCGTCTGCGGTTGGTACGTCTAACTAACCCGTCCTCCCCCTTTAAACTCGCAATCCGTTGGTGACACATGGGTTACACGCCGAGAAGAAATGAACCGAACCTCTTGCAAATCTCCGGAGCAAAAGGTCGCATGTTCGAATCATGCCGGGTGTATTGCGGTAAGTCTTTAGGATTAAGGCTTTTAAGACAAGACGTTAAGTGTTCG